TCACCGGCTTGTCGGTGTCCCGTTCGGCAGGTTCATTCAACGTGGCCAGCCTGACCACCCCTAACGGCGAAGACCTTGGCCCGCAGTTCGACGACGGCAGCTTCTACGCCGACGAATACGCCCGCCTAGCCGAATCGTTTATCTACAACGAAATCACGACGAGCGCCACGCAACCTGAGCATCAGGTGGTTTACGTCAACACAATCGCTGAAAACCCCTCGGTTCCGAACTACGACAACATGGCGATTGTCGGGGTCAACATCCGCAGCAGCACCGAGATCAGCCGCCTCGACCAGTTCAGCGTTTACGTCAACGAGGGGATTGGGGCGACTAGCAACTTCCCGGATGTGCTGTACGACTTGATGACTAACGATCGGTACGGCACCGGCAAAGTGCTCAACGCTGAGCAGGTTGATCTCGACAGCTTCAATACCGCCACTGCATGGACCTACGCCCGCCGGTACTTCTTTGACGGCGCAATTACTGAACGTATCAACATTCGGAGCTGGGGCGCCAAGGTTGCCAACGACTATCTGCTCGACCTAGTGGTCCGCAACGGCAAATTTGCGCTTCAGCCGGTCGCCACGTTTAGCGGTCCTGAAACGATCAGCGGTCTGTTTACCGCCGGCAACATCATTGAGGACACGTTGGAGTTTGCGTACGCGGACCTGCAAGACCGTCTGCCCGTAAAGGTTTCGGTCAAATGGCGCCAAGAGAAAGAGTCATCCAACACGGTCAGCCGCGGCCTATTCCCCGTGGTCCGCGAGGTGACGTTGCGCGAGACCGGCGTCGATGAAAACGCGCCACTGGAGCAAATCGACCTAAGCGACTACTGCACCAGCCAAAAGCACGCCATCGACCGCGCCAAATGGGAGCTCCGCAGCCGCCGCTACACGACGCATTCAATCAAATTCAAAACCACGCCATCTGAGGCGTCGCTTGACATCGGCAGCGTGTTCAAGCTGGGACTTGAAACTGTTACCTACAACCAGCCCGCCAACGGCGCGATTGCCGACGACGGGACTGTCACTTCGTGGCCTGAGCTGGCTGATGGCACCTACACCTGCCTTTTGTGGGACGGCACCAGCTCTGATGTAGAGCAGGTTGAGCTGCGGATTGAGGGAGGCAAGAGCACGTACAGCAATGCGGTGTTCTGCGTGAAAAACAGCACCACCGACGCTCAGACCTACAAAACCCAATCCATTAGCTACGACCAAGACGGGAACATCGAGGTCGAGGCCACTTATTTTCCTACCGACTCCACTGGAACTAGCCTGTTGACACAGGGCTGGAACGAGTCCAACAACTGGGTAATTGAGGGAACGTTATGAGCGTCTCTTTTCCTGCGCTTTCTCCAACTCGGCGGACATTCACGCCCGGTGCCTACGCAACCAAGAAATTCAACGCGGTCAACGGCGCCAGCGAGACTCGCCTGTATGGCAGCAAAGCCTTTGACGCGGAGCTACGCCTTGACTTCGTGACGGGAGATGCCGATACAACCCTGCTGCTTGAAAGCTGGCACAACTCAAAAGGCGGTGCGTACACGCTGACCCTGCCGTCTGAAGTTTTTACTGGAGTCAGCCAAAACCTTAAAGATCAAGTCCCGACTTACCTAAACTGGCGCTGGGCTGAGATGCCCTCAGTCGAATCACTCTTTCCCGGACGGTCTAGGGTGCAAGTACGACTCGTAGCCACTTTGGACGCTTAATCATGGTCCTTACCGGAGCTGACGGACAACTCAGGTATCAAGGGGCAGTTGTCGGCAAGGTGCGTGATTGGAGTATCACAATCACAAAGGATGCACTTGAGGACACTGGAATAGGAAGCTACGACAGGACGTACATCCAAGGTCTGCGTGGCACTACAGGAAGTGCAACCGTGCTATACGACCCAGCCAACGTCGACGCAGCAGCTTTCCTTAACTCAATTTTCCAGAACACCGAAAACACTGAAACCGCCGATTTCGTGTTCAATCGACACGACAACAAGTCGTTCTTTTGCACTGGTTTTGTAACCAGCGTCAGCCCGAGCATCAGCGTGGGTAGCGTGCAAGCTGTGAGCGTTAGCTTCCAAGTATCTGGTAAACCAACCGGAGCTTTCTAATGGCTGTTCTTGGTATCGGCGGCAGGCTGTACCTCAAGCGTGACGCACCGGACGCCTGCTTAATTGACTCGTCTGCAGTTGACGGCGCTCGTAATGCCATAAGCAGCATTTGCCCTGGCTACTGGTCCGGCGACAAGGTGATTGTCTCGTGCCTGCCCCACGGCACCGGAACATTTCCGCCCAACCCTGATGGGTATGGGATGTACTACTACAGCCAGTATTACCAAGGTCCAAATCGGACCCACATCACCGACTTTACGGATACTTTTTACAAGACTGGAACGCAGGCATACCCCGACGGACAGGAAGCGGATGATGCGCAGTTTTATGCGCGCCCCGGTGACGTTTCCGGCGGTGACACCATCGAGGATTGCACCGATGGTGAATACTGGATTCACATCGACGAGCTAGGTGGCGGCAGCTTTTACACCAGCCGTGCGGCCGCTTTAGAGGGCGACCCCGATGACCGGGTTTCCCTGTTTGGCAATGTCGCCGGCACGATTGGTCTTGCCCCATTCGGCAGCTCAGATTTCAACAACGCCTTCTGGCGCTGTGTCGTCAGCTTTGGGGAGTACGCCTTCAGCGACGCGCAGGACATCGTCTCACTTGACAGCGTGTGTGCGGACGCGCCCGAGTACGAAGCAGTCGTATACGACTCAGACGAATACGAGAACGCAAACGTATTACCGCGCAGTGCAACTGCAGGACAAACGGCTCCTTATTGGCAACTGATTTGTGATGTAGCCAACTGGTCTTTAGAACTGTCCGCACCAAGCGTCGATACCACCGCCCTCAGCGAAAAGTTTGGCGAATCCGTCAAATCGCTTGTAACTGGAGGCGGTTCGGTTGAATTCCTGATTGATCGAAAGGGATTTGGAGATGAAGAGGACAATGGAACAACCCTTATGAAGCTGCTGCTCATGACTGAGCGCGGCTGTAAGGCATCTGCCCGTTTTTATGTGGTCAATCGAGGAGGCGGGGTTCAAGGTTCCGGTTTGCAGGTTCCGGGAGACCTCTATTACGCAAGTGAATTGCTTGTAACAAGCAGTGCAGTGAACGTTAGGCCTACTGAAATCGTTGCGGGCACAGCAAACTTTGTTACGACGGGTGAGATTAGACTGCTTGAAGCAGTCCAGACCGTGGTCCAGTGACCAAGATCACCCGTGCCGGTCAGTCCGGGTCGCTAGGCGACATCAACGTTCCCCAGTCTGGCTTTAGGGATCAGATTGATGCGCTGACCGACGCGGTTCGTCAGCTTGGCGGTAAACCCGAAATTGAGCCTGGTGCTGGCACGGTTAATGATCCGCTGAATGCGCAATACGTCCTTTACGTAAACCCCCAAATCGGTAACGACACTTTTGTGTCGGGGGACTACGCCAGTGCTGACGACGGCACCCAAACCCAAAAGCTGCGCCGCATTGCGCTGCAGCGCTTGGAGTGTGGATACACCGAAGCCCGTCCCTTCAAGACGATCAACCGTGCCGTCATTGAAGCTGCGCTGATCACCAGCCGCAGTTGGCTCGACCCCGCAGCAGGTGACGATCTCGTTTCGATCATTCTGGCTCCCGGCGTCCACACGGTTTACAACGGCACCGGCTCCAGCACGATCGACGAGTGGAGCGCCACCTTTAATCCCACTCCGGCTCAGCTTCAGCAGTACAACGACAACACTGTTGGCGGCCTAATCATTCCGCGTGGCGCCTCGCTAATCAGCTTGGATCTGCGGAAAACCGTTATCCGCCCTGACTTCGTCCCATCTCCGACTGACGAGGCAGCTGACTACAGCAACCGCCGCTCGATCTTCCACGTCACTGGTGGCGGCTACTACTTCGGCTTCACGTTCAAGGACAAGGCCGGCTCCACCACCAGTCACCACCTGCTGGATTGCTTCCAGTTCACCAGCGAAACCCAGCTCGATAACTTCTACGCAAAGATTTACGCGCAGCTTGGAACGCTTGGTGGCCTAAGCGAAGCCAACGCTGACAGCCGGGAAGTTGAGTACCAGATCACTGGCCCGCAACCTCCGACTGCTGCGGACACCGTTGACACGGTCAACAGCGCTAGCCCCTACATCTACAACTGCTCAAACCGTTCTGTTTACGGTCTGTGCGGCATTTTTGCCAATGGTGCTGCGGCCCAGGGCTTCAAGTCCATGGTTGTGGCCCAGTACACGGGCGTGTCCCTGCAGCGGGACATGAACAACTGGGAGAAATACTCCTCTGGTTCGTGGACGCTGGTCGATGACTACGACGACTACATCGCGCAGGATCCCGACAACGTTCGGATGAAGCCCTCGCGGCGCTCGTTCCACATCCGCGCCGTCAACGACGCAATTATCCAAGAGGTCAGCGTCTTTGCAATCGGCCAAGGCGTCCACCACTGGGTTGAAAACGGCGGCGAGTTGACCGTCACCAACTCCAACTCAAACTTTGGTGGTTGCGCAGCTCTGGCCGAGGGCTACAAGAGCGTTGCATTTGATGCGGACTCCAACTGGGAAGTCAACCGCATCCGCGTTGCCACCGACCTCAGCGAGAAGACGGGCAACATCAAAACGGTCACGCTGGGCAAGATTGCCAGCGGCGTGAGCAACACCGCCACCACGATCACGCTGGAGCTTGATCTCGAAGAGGGTATTTACGACAGCGAGATTCCCCGCGTACTGGAGCGCGACGGTTACACGCTGTTTGAAAACTCTTTCCTCTGGGTCACCAATAGCCGCTCGGCTGATTACCGAGCACCGCTGTCTGCCGTTGCGTGGTCTTCTGCAAACCCCAACCAGCTGGTTGTTACAGCGGCATTTGAAAACGAAGACGGCACTGCACCTGGCGATCCTGTTCTCGACAACCTCGGCAACCCGATCGGCATCAACTACCCCGATCTTGCTGGAGCGAACGTTTACATCCGCCGTATTCAAGACACTCGAACTGCCGCCGAGCGTCGTTACGCACTGCTGAACTCCACCAGCGTTTCCACCACTCGTACGCCTCTGCGCGACTACGTGCTGCAGACCAACACGGCTGCTTCGCACATTGACACCACCATTCCCAACACTGCTCTGATTGGTGTCGCTACCTCGGCTGCTGTTACCGACACAGCTGGCAACGACTCACTGGTTGAACTGCGTCGCCTCAACCCATCTAACACTTGGGTGTCTGGCACGTATTACCGGACCGGCGACGTTATTCGCACCGGAAACAAGCACTACAACTGCATCCGCGAGAACGTTGACACTGTCTTCGATGTCAACAAGTGGACCGAAGCCTACGTCCACATGGAGGAGGGCTACAACGCCGAGGACTATTTCAAGAACGTCCAGCCCTCAATCACCTTTGACAACGACACCGACGGAACGGTTGATTCAACCACTCTCGGTTACAACTTCAGCACTGTCTGGTCCACGGATGCACGAGTTCGCGCCCAGTACCGTTCATCGACTGACTACAAGGGGATGCACTCCTTCTTGGTCAGCATCGGTTTCAGTGCAGCGGATGCGCACACGATTTTGCTGCCCAAGACGGTTGCCAACCGTGACCGCAACCCGGCAGCAGCCCTAGACGGTATTGCCAACCCGAGTGGCGCAGCCAACGCTTGGGCTAACTGGTCGATCGAGTTCCGTCGCCCGTCAAACATCCGCCTGTTTGGCCACGCCTACGAGTGGGCCGGCTACCTCAACTACTCGAAGAGTTTGCCCGCGTACCAGCGGGACCTGAGCGCCAGCAACAAGTTCACCTATTACTTCACCAACCAAAACGCAGGTCGCGTCTACGGCAGCGGCTTCAACGAAGAAGGCTTCTTGGTTACCCCTCAGGGCATCCAAGACCTGACCACAGGTGAAGAGTCCAGCTTTGACTCTCTGGGTGGATCGCAACCGACTGACGAGATTGAGTTCCCCACCTTCTACGACAGCCTTAGCGCCAACACCCTTACGGTCAACACCGAACTGGCGCTGAGTGGTTCAGTCACCGGAGCACCGAGCTGGGATGGCGGGTTTGGTGGTGTGCTTCCAGCGCTGCCCCAAGCAAGCGAAACCCAGCAAGGCATCGTCGAACTTGCCAACCAAACGGAAACCGAGGCTCTGTCCTCCAACGCTCTGGCAGTCACTCCGTTTGGCCTGTCTGGTGCGCTGACCGATCTGCAGACCACAATCATTGCTCAGATCACAAACCAACTGGTTCCGGTTGGCAGTGTCCAGCACGTTGTGGGTTCTACTGCTCCAACGGGTTGGCTAATCGCCAATGGCGACGTTGTTCCCGACGGCAATGGAACGGTCCAGGGTGTAACTGCCAACTTCTCGGCACTTTTCGCGGCACTTGGTACAACGTACGGAGCAGCCGGCGCACTTCCCGACCTGCGCGGTCAGTTCATCCGTAGCTGGAACTCTGGCGCTAATGCCGACGGTGACACCTCGGCACTAGATACGGGCCGCGTTCGTGGTTCGGATCAGGACGACGCCACCGCACTGCCGACCACGGCGTTTACTGGCAGCACCAACACAACTGGCAACCACAGTCACTCTTACGACCGCACCGGTGAAAACAACGCCTTCCGCGATCCTGGCGATGCCGTTGTCAACCAAGGCGCTGGTGCGCAAAACACCAGCACGGCGGGCAACCACTCACACACCGTCACAATTAGCGGCGGCGGTGACGCCGAAACTCGCCCAACTAACGTTGCCCTGCTTGCTGTTGTTAAGTATTGATCGCTAGAGTGAGGGCACCCCTGAATAGGGGTGTCTTCCGACTGAATAGTCATGGCTGTCCAGCTAATCCTCAAGAACAGTTCTGTTCAGGACAAAGAGGCAACAGCGCTGCAGCTGGCTAACGGTGAGATTGCGCTCAACTATCACCAGTCGGGACCATTCCTTCAGTGCAAAGACAGCAACGGTGATGTCTGGCGCATTGGCGGCGTAATCATTGGCGCCAACGCACCAAGTTCACCCAGCAAAGGTGCATGGTGGTTTAACGCAAGCACTGACGTACTCAAGTTCTACGACGGCAGTACGTGGAACGAAATCTTTGTCAACAGCATTGTTGACGGCGACATCGACGCAAACGCTGAGATTGCGGTCAGCAAGTTGGCCGACGGCACTGCACGTCAACTTCTGCAGACCGACGCAGCAGGCACCGGCGTTGAGTGGACCGACAACGTTGATGTCCCTGGAACGCTGGACGTTACCGGCGTCGCCACTTTTGACAACAACGTTGTCATCACCGGCAACCTGACGGTCAATGGCACGACCACCACGATCGACACGACGACGCTGATCGTCGAGGACAAAAACATCGAGATGGGGTCTGTTGACAGCCCCACCGATGTGACTGCCGACGGAGGCGGCCTGACTCTGAAAGGCGCTACCGACAAGACATTTAACTGGGTCAACAGCACCGATAGCTGGACCAGCAGCGAGAACGTCGATCTTGCCAGCGGCAAAACTTACAAGGTCAACGGCACCGACGTACTAAGCGGCAGCAGCTTGGGTTCCGGCGTGACCGGCTCCAGCCTGACCAGCGTTGGCACGATTAC